ATTCTTAAAAACATGAAAGATTCTGATAATGTATTACATATTTCAGAACTAATTGAAGATGTAATGGTAACTGGAATATTGTCAGATACATCATTAAATATTAAAGAACATAGAGCATTAATGTTATTTGATATGATTAGTAGGATGGTAGGACTATCTTATAATGCTTTTGTAATAGGAAATTTATCCGTTACAAAGAATATAAAGGTAGAAAGTTTAGATATTGATACTCAAATTATTGAAGATAATGTATTTGTAATTAGGAATATTGAAGCAAATAAAATTTATGTAGATAGGAAAATTATAGATCAAACTAATTTAAGGGAAGATTTAGAAATTAATTTGGATATTAGTGATTATAAATTTATTTTGGGAAATCTTTATAATATTGTTGAAGAACTTAGACTCTTAGAGCATAAAAATAAAGATAACTATATGAATACAATATTGAGTATTTTGGGAAGTTCAATATAAATGATTTAATTTTTTAAGGAAAGAAGGAAAATAATATGCTAATTAATCATATTAAATCAGACGCTCTAATCGCTCGTAAGGCAAGAAAAACCGACGGCAACATTACTTACAACTCTATATTCTGAAGCGTCTATGGTAGGAAAGAATGCAGGAAATAGGGAATCTACAGACAAAGAAGTATTGCAAGTCATTGAGAAATTTATTAAAAATGCTAATGAAGTTAAGAATATTTTATTGAAAAATAATAAGGACACATGTAATGTTATTTCTGAGATTTTAGTTTTGAGTAAATATCTGCCTCAGAAAATGAGTTATAATGAGTTAGAAAATGTTGTTAGAGATATTATAGAAGCATTAAAAGATATTAATTCAGAAGTTCAAATTGGCAAAGTTATGTCTGTACTAAAGAACTCCTATGGTGGTATGTATGATGGTAAAATTGCTAGTGAGATTGTAAAGAAAGGATTGATGAATTAATGACAAGAAACACTCAAAATTATTCTGGATATTTCTCCACAAGATGTTCTTATTGTCATAAAGAATTATATCCCTTATCTCATGGTGAAGGTTGTTATAATTTATACATTTGTGATTGTGATGACGCAAAAGAAGAATTAATATTACATCCAAAATTAGATGAGTTAGAAAAACAAATCTGTGAAATCAAATCTAGTTTTCCAAAAGTAGATTATCAAAAAGCAAATAATATTAGATTAGAAGAAGAAATAGAAAACTTAAAATCAATGTATAATTATAACCCAAACAAATGACTATTTTAAAGGATAAGGGAGAACAATTAAATGGAATATTATTTAATAAATAGAGAACAAGAAATCATTGAACTGATGTTGAAATTAGCAAACGAATATAATACTTTAGAATGTGATGGTTCGTGTAAAGGAAATAATTGTTGGTCAAAGAAAAAATTATGCGATTCAGTTACTAGTTTTATTTATCAAGCAAAAGAAAGATTATGTTTAGGACACGACGAAATACCAATGTTTTAGATGCCGTTAATTTTATGATTCGATGGATTATTAAGAAAGAAGATAACACAATGAGAGATCCAAATAGAATTGATGAAATCATTGAAGTATTACGCGATTGTTGGAAACAAAATCCTGACCTTAGACTTGGACAGTTAATCTATAACCTTAATAAATCTGGAAATAGAGATGTGTTTTATCCCGAAGATGACAAATGGTTAGAATGGATTAAGGAAAGTATTTAATAGGAATATAGGAGGATATGAATATGAAGAAATTCACTATCCTCTTGGTTGCAACAGCATTAATCACAACAAATATTTATCTAAAATATCATAATTTATCAGTGCCAAAACCTATATCAACAGAACAATCGCAACTAAGAGATTTTACCAAAGAACAAAATAGAACAGCAGAATTAAAAAAGATGCAAGATCCAACTATAATCCAAAATGAATTCAAGAAATCAGGGAAAATAATTTCTCTTGAAGGAAAATATAATTATTTCAGCAAAATATCAAATAAAGATAAAATATTTAACAAATTCACATTAAGAGAAATTACATTGGACTTCGAGTATAATTATGGAATTGGAATTAACAGCCTCGAATACATAAAAGTAACTAAAATTGAAAATGGTGTGGCATATATAAACATCCCTAAAAATCGAATCCAACTTATTTGCATAGAGCAAAATATGCAAAACTCAAAAATTATAAATGAAAATAATATGTTTCTATTCGATCAATTTAGTCCTAGTGATACTCAAATATTATCTGCACAAGCACAGCAAAATGTTGTTAATGCAATTGGGAAAGATAAGAAATTATTTGATGATGTTATGATTAATTTGCAAGAAGATATTGAGGGATTGGTATTATGTTTGGGGTATGAACAAGTTGTATTTGAGATAGTATAATTATAAGGAGGAATAAATTATGTTTGCTGTATTAATTATTGTATCTGTGAATGTATTTATAGCATATCGTTGGATTAAGAATAATCCAAATGGGTATACGGGGAATAAAAGAAGAGGGAGATGTGTATAAAATGATTCATATGGATTACTATGGAAGGTGTAACGAGAAACAAATATTATGCCAAATGTGTAAAAGAATTGAAGATAGTATGTTTGACTCTTGTAAAAGTAAAACAGAATTTGAACGAGATTTATTTCTTAAAATTAGTGGTATTAAACTAAATTGTAAATATCGCGGTACTGCTTATGATGAATATACTCTATTTGATACTTGTAATAAAAAAGGAAACTGTGTTGGTAGGAACGCAGATGATTGTATCCCTACTTTAGAATGCGAAAAATATTGCAACCAAAAAGAAGATTTAGTTTAATGAAAATCAATTTAAGTGCTAAAGGAAGTGATTAATTATGTGTTATGGAACTTGTAGTTTTGAAGAGTATATGGGTGAATGCGGTGTCTATGGAATTAGTAATCAAATAAAAATTGAGTTAGGTTTTACTCCTTGCTTTATTGGTGGACATGTGACATGCGAAGAAGATGGATATTATCAAGAATTATCAAGAATTATTAAAACAAGGTAAAATTGTAGAGTTGAACGAAAATGTATGGAGTATGAGATTCCCTGTAAAGGTTGTCATGGCAGGATTTATGAATATGTAAGAATATAAGGAGGTTACTTACTCAAATAACAAATCAATATACCAACAAATGGAGTAGCAATAACTATCAAACCCAAAATTATAATCACAATTCTTTTAATATTCATAATATTTTATACTCTAATTCCCTTCTATTTTTAATTAAAAAGACCCTGCCTAAGAGCAAGGTTGATGGTAGGACGAGCGAATTTAGTTAACAAAGTTAATATATCCAATTAACCAATTATTATGCAAAGAAGAAAGTAGGAATTAAATTATGACAAATAGAGATATTCTAATCATGATTGCTATATCAAATGTTGCAACTGAACTCATAGAAGATGGAATGTTAACTAAAGAAGAATGTACTAATTGTCTGGAAGGATGTAATTTTGAACAAATGATAAAAAGTCTTGAATTAAGCAATGAAGATGCTGTTAAGGAGTTGAAAATCATTTTATTAAAATATGGGAATATAATAAGAGAGGAGCAAAACAAATAATGAAATGCATAAAAGAAAATTGTAGAATGCCATATATGTCAGGAAATACAGGATTTTGTCATGAACTTGAAACCTTTATCTTTGGTGAAAATCCAGAATGTCCTTTACCAGATAAGATTATGCAAATGGAAAAACAATTGAGAGAATATAATTGTATTATGGATAAGGTTATTGTTTTTCATGCGAAAAATAGTGATGGAAAGGTGATTAAATTAATGAATGATGCAATACAGTATAAATGCCCAAAATGCAATAAGTACGAAGATGCAAAATTATGGGATGAAGAAACATCAAAACACTATGATGAAAGTGAATTAAAATATGTTCTTTCCATTGAAACAGATGATAAGAATAGTTGTGAATTTTATTGTCCTAATTGTAAATCTTTTGTAAATGGTAAGAATATATGGATTGATGTTGACGAAGAAAAAGTAGGTGTAACTAGAATATTAAAAATATCTAAAATTATTGTTAATATATTACCCAAGGATTGTATGTCATGTACTTTACATGAAGATGAATATTGCAAGATTAAGGGTAATGTGACTGGTTCGGAATGGATTGATCTATATTCTGATTCTAGAGATGGTGATTGTCCGTTAGAGGTTAAATAATTATTTAAAAATGTAATGTCTTGTATTGTGTGGGAAAGGAATGAAGTATTAATATGATGAAACCATTTATTGAACTTATAACTTGCGAATCAGGAGATTTTGAAGTATTGCAAATAAATCTTGGTGAAGATTTTATAAGAGAAGGGCATAGAATTTCAAATGAAGATTGGATTAGATTATTAAAGGAGTTAGGTTATCCAGTTACTGAGAAATGTTTGTCAGATGAAAATATGGAATATGGTGATTATAATGTAGAAGGGATTGATAAATAAAATGATTAGTATTGAAGATTTTGAAACAAATATGATTTATCGACATTATAAAAAGGCAAATACTATTATGTGATGGATATCGCTCTAAATACAGAAACAAATGAATTTATGGTTGTGTATCATGCTTTATATGGTGATTATGAAACCTATGTAAGACCATTTTCAATGTTTGTTGAAAAATTAAATGAAGTAGAAGAGTTAATGTATAATCAAAAATATAGATTTGTACCTGTGACTATGGCAAATTAAGGAGGAAGTAAGAAATGCTAGAAAATAAATTTCCAATCTATAAGTTTTATGCAAATTGGGATCAAGATGATTTTAAGAATAATGTTTCTGATTATTTTATTATGTATAAGAAGAATCCGTCAGCAAATCAATTAGAAGAAGAATTAGAGAAATTAAAATTAGGTATTTTATCAAGACACAATGATGTTATATTTAGAAATATTGAATATGAGTTTGTCGAGGAAGAAACTTGGTGTTTAGGATGGTTTAATCATTACACGTTTAACGAATTTGAAAATGATTCTGATGTTGAGAGAAGTTTTGAATATTTTGTTAGAAGAAAGAAATTATTAGGCGAAGGTAAGTATTGTCTTATGGGTGCAGAGGATAGGTATAGATGGAATATTTGTAGATGTGAACATTGTAAAAAGTTAGGGAAGATTACGATTGATCATTGAGATACAAAAAAGAGAAGATTGAAGCTAATTAGAAGAAAAGGAGTTGTATTGTGCCAAGAACTATAGATTTTGCTAAATGCCCTAGTTGTGGTAAGAAATTTGAACCAAGATTCAAGAATTATTGGATGTCATCTACTTTTGGAGAATATTCATTCGATTATACTACTTATATATGTGAAGATTGTGGAACTAAGTTTAATATGACTGTTAAAAAGTAAACCGTGTTTAATACGAAAATAATAAAATAAGTTTGTGAATTCCAAGGAAAGGAGAAAATATGAAAAATTAATATGTGCTTCATTAATTACAGTTTTTCTACTGACTGGATGCGGATCTTATAAAGGTGATGTAATAGAGCAGAAAATGGTAATGACTCAAGTGATAAGCAAAGATAACAGATGGAATGCAGCAACTAAATCTACTCATTATTATGTAACTGTAAAATATGAAAATCTAGAAGTAGAATTAGATAGCTGTAAACTATATAATATTTTAAATCCAAACGATGATCTGCAATTAGTGTACAGTAAGTATAAAAATAGTGATGGGTATTTAGTAGAATTGGAATTGCCATAAGAAAGGAGATTATATGGATGACTTTGAAAGAATAAAATTCGATGGAGACAAACATATTTATGGTCTTTATAAAACACATAAACTTAAAAATAATCAAACAATAGGAATCTATTTTTGGAAACATGAACTAAGTAAATCTAATGACTATGTAATCTTATTAGTAATTGCAAATAAAAAGAAACATCTTAGACAATTAATATTAGGTGAGAAGGATATATTAACTGACCATGAAACTGGAAAATGTGGATTAGAAGGATTACTATGGGGCAAGAATCAGATTATTGAATTTGAGAAATCAGTTTATTGTAAAGATGGAGATTTTATTAGTGTTTATTGGACAGATAATAGAAGAAGAGACGCATATGAACATGGGTTAAGGAAATTAGGATTTGTGATGGGATTTAGGGATGGTAGGAAATGTTTAAGTAAGAAGATTGTAAAGGATTAATTTTAAATCAATAAATAAAATTATTTGACAAACATATCTCTCTTATGTTATTATTAATGTAATATAAAAGATATATAAATTTAAGAAAGAAGGAATAAGAAATGGAAAAAGTATTGGCGATTGTAGAACAACTTCAAGCGACTAGTGGTAGGAATGATAAGGAAGCAATCTTGTTGGAGAATAAGGATAACGATTTGTTTAAGGACATAATGAAATTTGTTTATGATCCATTTATCTTGACAGGTTTAAGTAAAAAGAAAATCAGTAAAAAATTAAAACTTCCAAAAGAACTATCAACACTCTCAACCATTGAAATCATGGATTATCTTAAAGTACATAATTCAGGTAGGGATGAAGACATTGTATTTGTACAGCATTTCATTCAATCACAATCAGAAAATCTAAGAGACTTTTATACTAAAATTGTTTCTAAGGATTTAACATTGGGCCTTACAGAAGGTACTCTAAATAAAGTATATGGTGAGGGATTTATAAAAACATTCAGTGTAATGTTAGCTAAGAAATTTGAGGAGCATCAGCATAAAATTAAAGGTGATTTTGTTGTGAGTGAGAAGAAGGATGGAAATCGTGTTGTAGTAATTAAAGATAATGGGATTATTAAATCTTTCAGCAGACAGGGAAAACCATATGAAGGACTTCAAGAAATTGAATCAGATATTCTTGGTTTACCAATAGACAATATTGTTTTTGACGGAGAATTGATTGCAGATATTCAGGGCAGTACAATTGAAGTTTATGCAGAAACAACTTCTAAAGCAAGAAGCAAAGGAAGTAATAAAACTGGATTAGTATTTCATATTTTTGATGTATTAGACCTTAAAGAATTTCAAAATAGTAAATCTTTAAGTAAATGTGTGGCGAGAAAATCAAGGTTGAGTAATATATTTGAAACATATGATCTTCCACATTGCAGAGAAGTTAAATCTTTATATATTGGAAAAGATTTAAGCGAAGTAGGAAAATGGATGTCTTGGGCAACAGAACAAGGGTTAGAAGGATTAATGGTTAATATGGATATGCCTTACGTTTGTAAAAGAAGTGATGTAATATTAAAAGTTAAAGTGATGTCTACGTGTGATATTAAGGTAATTGGATTTGAAGAAGGCACAGGTAAATATAAGGGCAAATTAGGAGCTTTGGTTGTAGATTACAAGGGTTATAGTTGTGGTGTAGGGTCAGGATTTACAGATGTTGATAGAGAATATATTTGGAACAATCAAGAAGAGTATCTTAATCGTGTAGTAGAAATACAATATTTTGAGGAAAGTAAAAATCAGCAAGGTGGAATTAGTTTAAGATTTCCAGTGTTTAAGAAGTTGAGATTAGATAAGAATGAGCCAAGTTATAATTAAGAAAGGAGCATTAAATGGCAAGGAAAACAACTCACGAAGAATATGTTTTAAAAGTAAGACAAGTTAATGAAAATATTATTGTCTTAGATAAATATAATGGTAATCATACTCCTATTAGACATCAATGTGAATGTGGTAATGATGAATGGTATGCACAACCATCTAATGTATTAAATAATAGAACTTGTAAATTATGTGCGACGAAAAGAGTTTCTGAGGGTCAAGTTAAAAAACATGAAGATTATGTTGAAGAATTACATATTTTTAATCCTAACATTTTCGTTTTAGAGAATTATTTAGGTGCTAGAATAAAAATAAAACATCAATGTGAGTGTGGTAATAAGAATTGGTATGCTTCTCCTTCAAATGTATTAAAGGGGAGAAGGTGTAAAATATGTGGAACTAGTAGATTTATAAAAGCAAAGACAAGAACAAATGAAGAATTCACAAATGAAGTTTATAATTTGGTTGGAAACGAATATACTCCATTAGAACCATATGTATTAGTCACAGAATATATTAAAATGAGACACAATATATGTGGTCACGAGTGGGACATAATCCCAATCAGTTTCCTTGTTGGAACAAGATGCCCTCAATGCGCTAATGAAAGATGCGAAAGTATAATAGCAATTACTTTAAAGCAAGTTTTGAAATATTATTATCCAAATACTAAATGGGAGTATGATATTGGATTTAAAGGTTTTAACGGAGGAAGAAGTGCTTACGATATTTATGTTCCAGAATTGAATTTATTGATCGAATGCCAATCTGAATATCATGATGATATAGAAAAACAAAAACTTGATTTAGTAAAGAAAAATTACGCAATTAAAAGTGGATATGAATATATGGCTATAGACAAAAGAAATTATACTCAATTAGGAGCAATACGTTTATTTTTCCCAAAAGTAGATAGTGTGCCAGATTGGGTAGATACTTCAATGAGACATATAAAAAGTTCTTGGGATGTTAAAAAGGCACAAAATTTACTTAATGAGGGATATACAATACCAGAAATTGGAGAAATATTGCAAGTTTCTTATTCTTTATTACAATCTGGTGTGGAAAGAAAATCATTAATTAAACCAGATAATTATAAGATTAAACAAGTAAAGCAAAGAAAAAATATTATCCAGTTAGATTTAGAAGGTAATTTTATAAAAGAATTTAATGGATTAACTTTAATAGAAGGTTTTACTGCGACAAATATTTCTGCATGTTGTAGAGGAAAAGATAAGTCGTATAAAGGTTTTAGATGGATGTTTGCAGTAGATTATTACAATAATATAAATGATATAAAACCATATAAAGAGATTGTTAAACAAACACCAAGACCTGTAGTGCAATTGTCTAACGATAATAGATTGATAGCAAAATATACTAATATGAGTAATATAGAAGGGTTTAACAAGTCTGGAATATGGAATTGTTGTAATAATAAAAAGAAAACATATAAAAGTTATAAATGGATGTATTTAGAAGATTATGAACAAAAATATAAAGAAGAAAAGAAAGAAGGAATGGTTGGAATGAATAGTCTTGAAGGTAAAACATTCGTTGTCACAGGTAAAGTTACCACATTCAAAAATAGAGATGAAGTAGGAGAATTAATAACTTCTCTTGGTGGTATCTTATCGGGTTCAGTAAGCAAAAACACTTCTTATCTTCTAAATAATGACATTACTTCAACAACTGGCAAAAATAAAAAAGCGCAAGATTTAGGGATACCAATTATTTCAGAAATACAATTTAATGAAATGATAGGAAGAGTAGTATGATACTAAAAGAAGAAAAACGCAATTTATTTGAAGTAGACGATAAATACTATCTTGCTCATTGTATCTCAGAGGATTGTGCTATGGGAGCAGGTATAGCAGTAGAGTTTCAAAAGAAATTTAAACTTAGAAATAAACTACTTCAATGCAATCCTGAATATCCAATGTGTATTCAAATTGGCAGAGTTTTTAATCTGATTACTAAAGCAAAATATTGGAATAAACCTACTTATTTGTCTCTTGAACGTGCGTTATATATGATGAGGGATTTAGCAATAGAGAACGATATTAAATTTATTGCTATGCCAAAGGTAGGATGTGGACTTGATAGATTACAGTGGGGTTTAGTTAGGAATAACATAGAGTTTGTTTTTAAAGATGCAGACATTGAAATATTGGTGTGTCATTTGTAATAAATTGAAAAGATTTTATAAAAGTTGTAATCTGCAAATTGTTATTTACATAATAGTTTGCAGATTAGATAAATAAAAATAAAGGAGATAATAAATTAATTGACAAGAGAAGAAAGAAAACAATATAATTATTGGCTTAATCGGAGAGAAATTAATGGTAAAATTGAAAAAAGATGTTCTATGTGTGAGAAATGGAAAGAAGATGTAATAGATAACTTTTACATGATAAATAAATCCAGACCAGAATCAGGGTTGACTCCTGCTTGTAGAATTTGTATCACTGCTAAATCAATTGCTCATAGACTTTTGAATGTTGAAAGATCAAGACAAAGTATTCGAGATCATTATTATAAGAACAAAGAGACATATAATACTAGAGCAAAATCTTATAAGAAAGATCATAGAGAAAAGATAATTAGTGATTACAAAGAATGGATTAAGAACAATCCTGAAAAAGTGAGAATATATGGTCTTACTCATCGAATCCATGAAATAACTGATGAAGAATGGAATAATTGTTTAAAGTATTTCAAATATAAGTGTGCTTATTGTGGGATTTCTCAAGAAGAACATCTGAAAATACATAAACAAAAATTACATAAAGAACATGCAGACGATGATGGTGCAAATGACCTACGAAATGCTATACCATCATGTAGACTTTGTAATAGCGGTAAACACATAAGTGATATGGAAGAGTGGTATCTAAAACAAGAATTCTTTTCTGACAAAAGATATAATAAAATTATTCGTTGGATAGAGGAAGAATTTAAGAAATATATAGAAGATAGGCCTCCTTATAGAATAATCAAGAAGCGTAACGAAGACAATAGGAAGTTTCATCATGAATTATGGAGTGTTGATCAGTATAGAAATATGGTAGAATTAATCGCTATTAAAGTAAAGAAAAGCGACTTAGAGAAAGATGTTAAAACATATTTAGACACTATTAATATCCCATAAGCTATCGAATTTATAGGAGGAATACAAATGAGAAGTTATCTTGATATTATTATTGATTTAAAAGATGGTAAAAGACCAGATTATGAAGAAGTAAGACTTGCTTGTATTATGGCTCAAAATCTGCTTTTCTTTGCAGATAAAAGCATAGAAATGCTTACTGGATACTGTACTGACAAAGAGAAAACTGATTTACAGTCTAAATTAGCAATTAAATCTTATGAAGATAGATTTTATGCAAAGAAGAAATCTCCAGATGAGTGGTTGGGAAGTTATCATCCAGATAATCCTGAGCAAAAGAAATCTATGGAAGTTAGTAATAAAATATTTAATAATTATATAAAAAATAAAGGAAATATATAATTAAAAACCAATTCAATTGGATTAAGGAGGAATTAAAAATGGATTTTGAAAATATGACAAGAGAACAATTGTTGGAGGTATTAAAAGAAAGTTATATGAAATTAATTCGTCCAATACCCCCATAGTCCAAAGTTTAAAGTTGGCAACTATTATATGGGCGAGCAAACAGATGATGAAGAGATAGAAATATATGGAGATGAAATTACATTATATTTAACATTTGATGAAACAGATAAATATTTTAGAGAGTAATTCTAGAAAATACCAATTTGGTTGGATAAAAGAAAGGAATGATTAAAATGAAGAAATTAATTATGTTTGGTCTATTAATATGCGTTTCAGTGGGCTTGGTAGGATGCAATTTTGATTCGAATTCAAAACAGGTTTCAAAAGAAAATAGTAAATTGGTTAATATTTCTGGATTAATAAGTTATGACGTTGATACTAGAATTATGTATTATTATTTTAGAGATTCAGGTTATCAAGAGGGATTTGGGTTCATGTCTCCTTACATATCAGAGAATGGAAATTTTTGCAAATATGATGTTAATGAAAGAAAAATAATTGAGATTAAAAAATAGATATAAAAAAGGAGAAATAAACAATGACAAAAACAGATATTTTACTTTATGGAGCATTGATTGAAAGTGATATGTATAGTGATGGATATGGTTCAACAGATGAGGATACGGAATTATTACAAAAGGCATTAAAGAAAATATATGGTGTCACAGAAGGGGATTCTAGAGATGTTTTAGAGAAAGCAGAAGAACAAATGAAAAGTGATTTAGTGAGTTTGGTTGTAGAGTTTAGAGGTAAGATGTCAGAGTATTTAGGAGAGGAAGAATAAAGATATGAAATTTGAAGTAAGCACTAGGATAAAAATTATAAAATTATCTGATTCAGATCCTAAATATCTATTGCATAAAACTGGCATAATTATTGATATTATAAAAGATGATTATCCTTATAAAATATTATTTGACGATGAAAAAGCAAATTGTTTAGGGTTGACTCTTTGGAAAGAAGACGAATTGGAATTAATTAATTCAGAAGAAATTCCTTTATATCCATTTGATCTTCCAAATGATAGAAATATTTCAGATGCTTTTTATTACTTGAAATCAAAAGGAGTTACACCAGAACTGTATGAAAAATTGTGGGATATGTGGAAGTAAATTAGAGGAACTATTTGAAGGTGGTATTTAAAGAAAAATGAGAATTACTGATGGTAGTATTTGTGCGGGTTGTTATAACTTTGATCATACTTGTTTTAACGAAGGGTGTATGGAGAATTGTAATTGTGAAGATAAAGAAGTAACGATATTTTTTATGGGTTAGATGATACTGAGTTTGATGTAATAATCAAGAAATGTAAATGTTTTAAAGAATAGGTATAAAATTTATAAATTTATTCTAGAAAGGAGCACTTATAACATTGATTATTTATCCAGATAGAGACTACTCACACATTTTATTATCTCAAGGAAGGCAATGTGGAAAAACCAATATGTATCTTGCTATTTTAGAAGCAGTTATGGAAAGTAAATTAACTAATAAACCTGTAAAAATAAGTTTTGGTATGCGATTAATAAGAGTAGAAGATTTATAGGAGGAAAATATAAATGAATTTAGAAGATAAAATTAGTGAATTAAGAATGGCACTAGAATGTCTAAAAGATGAGTATATTCAATATGTTGATAATGCCTGTCATTGTGATGAATATGATGGTGGTGAAGAATGTCCATATTGCTATGCTAAAAGAGTATTAAAAGAAACAGAGTAAAATATAAAGAAAGAAGGAATGAACAAATGAAAAAGATTTTATTAATTGGAGTATTAGGACTATGTACATTAGGATTAACTGGTTGTAATTTTACAGCAAAACATTTTGGAGGAAAAATTAATATTGAATTACCTAAAAATCAAAAATTAGTTGAAGCTACTTGGAAGGATGATTCTTTATGGTATTTGACAAAACCAATGAGAGTAGGGGATGTAGTTGAAACATATACTTTCCAAGAAGACAGTAATTTTGGAGCATTAGAGGGTAAAGTAATATTCAAAGAGAGTATACAAGAAGGAGAGTTAAATGGTAAATAATCCAGCAAAAGAACATTTTAAAATAAATCAAATTTAAAGGAGAGATAAATTATGATTAATCAAATTAAAAATGACATCATCAAAACCTTAGACAAATATAAAGATAACCTTTGGTATGTCAAAGTAAGTGGTTGTAGTTATGGAGATCCTTATGATGGAGACAATAGACGTTATGATTGGTCAAAAGAAGATATTTATGTTGGAAGTAAAAATGATGTAGAAAAAGTTATTAATTTACAACATATGTCACCTAAAATTGAACAATTTGATTTCAATAAACATAATATTGTGGAAATGATAGATGCGAAAGAAGAATATAAAAAGATTTATGTTCCTAAAATGGGTGGAGATATTGTATTATATCAAGGCGAAGAGTGTAGAGTGAGTGGGTTCTCTGGTATGAATGCATGGGTTAATTTCAAAGGTGAAGGAATTTTATTGAATGAAGACGAAACTAAGAAACTTAAACTAATCAAAAGTAAATATTGGGGAGAAAATTAAGAATAGATTAAATTGCATTAGAAAGGAAGTATATAAATTATGAGTGTAGATTATTATTCATGTGATTGTTGTGAAGAAAGTGTTTATGAGGAATTCGTAAAACATTGTGAAAAGTGTGGACATAATATTTGTACAGAATGTGTAGTAAATGATGATATCGATTCAGAATATGCAAGTAGATATCGTATTAAATTTGATGGTTCTGATGAGCAAAAAGAGGAGTATGGAATTACACAAGAAAATATAGATAATGGATATTTTAAAATCGGAGAACCAATTCAGGACACTGTCATTGATCCAAAATACTGTCCATTCTGTAATTGTGAAATGATTCATAATGACGATTTATTAGATTATTTATTGAACAAATATAATTTATCTAAAGATAAGATTAAAAGAGAATACTTAGGAAGAAAGGAAATTGTAAAATGAAAATTGTAAAAAATCTTATACATAATAGAGAGCCAATTTATATCGTAAAAATGTCCGGAGATTATAATGGCTGAGTCAGTATTTAATGAAATTGCAGAATGTTTGTTAGAAATTGATAAATTGGTTGGAAGGGACTATGTGAATGGGGATTATGGATATGAATATGTAGAACAACATATTAGAAAGTTACAAAAACAATATAAAATGTATTTTGATTATCCTTTAGGAGATACTGCTTCTGATGCACCGATTCATAGTTTGGATATTCAATTTATTGATATCGATGGTCGAATATATGATGTTATTTTAGAAGATTAAAGGGGGAATTAATTTATGAGAACTTATTTTGCAACATTGACGAGATTAAATACAAATAATGTTCCCGTGGGTACTAAAATTATAAAAACAAAATCTAAGAACAAAACAAATGCAGAAGATAATGTTCTTGAGTATGTAAGATGTTACAATACTTTTCATGTAGGTGATGATAGTTATCTACTCAATGGAACGTATTATACATTAAATGAAATAGAGTTAGTTTAAATTTCATCTTTAATTTATGAAAGGAGACAATATATTTAATGGATGCATTTAAATTTGTTAATATTACTAGAAAATATAAGAAATGTCCAGATTGCGGAAGTAGTTGGAAAGATACAAAACTACAAGTAAGTTCAAAAGATGAAATTGTAACAATTAGTTGTGAATGTGGATTCTTGAAACAGGTTGATGAAAATAATAAAGAAATAAAGGAGTGATAAACTAAAATTGAACAGTACAATATTTTTACCTAAAACTATTAAAGTTGGTTATCAAACACGTAATGATACATATACGGGCCAACTGGCATATATTATTTACTATGATCAAAAAAATGTTCTGAGAAAAGAAAAAAGTTGGCAGGGTTGGCGCGACAATAAAATTGAACCACAAGAATTTACCAATGAACCAACTTCAGGATTTGTTTTGAATAAAAAAGTAGGTGACTATTCAAACGGGTGGGATCATCGAAAATCATATTGTAGAGTATTCGACCCTCGTAATTTCGAATTTGAAATTACAATAGAAAATCTTCTTTATATTCTTGAAAATGCTAGTTCGATCAAAGGTAAGGGGTTAGAAGGAGAATTTGTCTATGGTTGGTCAGGTTCAGATATAATTTTAATGCCTGTTGATTCACCTGATTATGCTGAATTATCAAAATTAAATGATCTAAGACACGAAAGAAAGAAATTCGATGGAAAAACGCTAATCTTAGGCGGTACATACAAATCTAATTCTAACAATGAATTAATTTATTTGGGCAGATTTTATGAAAATAATGATGACAGTAAAGAAACTAAAACATACTTTTTTTATGATAGAAAGTCAAGTTATAGGAAAATA